ATCTGAGCGGGATCAATTCTAGACTTATTCACTTCAATGCCAAGAAGATTATCTAATGTGTGGATTCGTTCATTTTCAATCCAACGATTTTCATGGACAGGAGTGTAAGAGAAGGACCAATGTTGCTCCTCAAGATATTTATAACGACCATGATCTCCTGATGTTGCCTTAGTCGGTGGAATGATCGATACAATCTTTCCATTACGCTCGATAGCCGCACCTCCAAGAATCGTTCTAATTTCCTGAACTCCATTATCTGGTAAGACCACACCATTCGCTTCCAGAGACGGGCGCTGCTTTGCAATCCAATCATCTGTATACGTAGCACGAAGCGTCATTTTTCCAAAAGGCTGCCATTCGTCTGATGGAGCTTCTATTACAAACTTTAATCGATTTACATTTGGATTAGACTGGACATAATATCCAGTCTCTTTACCCTTCGTAACATATACGCGAATGTTACGATGCGAATCGTGGCAGATCGTCAATTCTACCTGGATTCGGTCGTCTTTCGGAATTTCCTCATAAAAGAGGCGCTCAATACAAACAATGTCGACAGGAATATCATCATCAATCTGAAGAGTGATTGTGTGATTTTTCTTCAAATAGTTCTGATACGTGATCCCCAACTGATATCGCAATGATGTCTTAATATCAGTTGACTGTGCCATCATGAGGAGTTCACTGAATACAGTGTCCTCGCATGGAATGTGAATAACGGTTCCTGTATTATAACGGTCAATTGCATATCTCTCCCACAACTTTTCAGCATCTCGATCTGCACCCTGCGCCTTAAAATACAGAGATTGCTCTTTCATAATAGTTGGAAAGTCAACCTCAATTTGATATAGTTTTCGATTATAGCGATTTTCTTCTATGGTTTTCTTTTCAGAATAATTCGGTTTTTCAGAGCAGGTGATGATCGTGGCCTTTTTCATTAGTTGCGTAAATTGAATAAGCGCATGCTTCAACCCAATCCCATAACGACCATGTTTCTCCGATGGATCAGAATCCATGTAAAAGCAGACTGCTCGTTCTAATCCTGCTTTTCCATCAATTCCATTCCCATCATTCGCAATGATCAGGCATTTTTCTTTTGTATCAAGATATTCTCTAATTTTTGTTGACTGTGCACTCTCGGAGTTATCGAAGATCTCCCTCTTACAATGTAGATTGCTGAATCCTGCGGCAAGCTTGCCTCGTAGCATTCCTGGAATATGAATGGATGGAATAGACATGATAAATGATGTGTAATAATATATAATTACCAAAAATAATTTCAATTTTATTATCAATATATTAATCTGTTATAATATACTATTTTTAATGACTTTATGAATTGCACTTTCCCATTCGTGTTTGTTTCAAATGATGATGGTGATAATTACCACTTTCACATAACGACATACATTTTAATTGATCCTGAAGTCGTTCTGCCATGGTGAATTTTGCATCCGGTCGATAAATCGGCCCTGGAAAGGAAGACGGGTCTGGCATATCTTGCTTCATCAGATAAATGGTAAAACAAAGAAATAATATCATGCTATACACGACAAATGTCATCATTCTATCTTGGCAATACATGGTCTTATCTCTTATTAAATAAAAAAGATCATGTCAATTTTTTTGTGATCGCTAGGTACAGAAATGAATTCGGCAGAAATCCGGCGCCATATCACGCATTTTCTTACTGATAAAACATTTAATGTAATTGAGCAAGCAAAACAGTATCTCATTCCTCTCCGTCGTACGGCGATGGATGGTTATACCTTGGTCGAAAGTCGTTGCCTCTGGTTTTCTCTCATTCTTTACAAATTCCGTATAGAGAGCAACATTTCTGATGAACTATGGACGGCGGCACGTAATTTTGTATTAGAAACCCTTCGCCAAGATCCCACTCGAGATGCCTCCGCTCGCCATTACCTTACCATGTTTGATTCATGGAAGAAAGACGATCATATATCTTTTGTAAATGAAGTTACTGGATATTACTTAGAAGTTCTTCACTTGAAACAAACCATTGAAGAATCCAAAGATGAGTCTACCATTGCTGAATGGAAAGACAGTTATCAATCACTGATTTACAAAATTCGTGGCGCTGCTGAAAGAATGGGATTCGTATCAGTATTGGATGCGCGTGTTGCCGAAGTGGATAAAATGCGTCATTCTCTCGTTGAAAACATGATGAAACGTGCCTACTGGGATATGGTCGAGAACGATATTCGCGAACAAAACTATACCACTGTCATTTGCCAGCTTCTTGAGTTGAAAGATCTTATTAAAGAAGTGATTCCTTCTCGATTTCATGACGATTTGCACGAGAAATTCGATGTTGACTTTATTAAGGCCAATTTGGAACAACAAACCCTTGATCCTGCGTACCTGGTTCAACTCTGTCGCTGGGTCATGGATTCCATGAAAGAATGGGACAGTGCGTCCGCTCGCCCCTTGTATGATCGCGAGATTCAAACGTGGGAACAATCCATTGGAACGCTCGAATGGCCACGCTTTCTTCGATTCAGTTTAGAACTCTGCACCTTATTGGCTCTCGATGCCAAAACACGTGTTTCCATCTGGCGCTCCTTGATTCGTCAGTAACTTAAATGGATAGTAGGTTACTTATCCCAATGAGGGTGGCAGTTATCTTTACTGGTGCACTTCGAACCGTAAAAAAGACCATGCGATACTTTAAAGAAAATGTTCTTCGCGATGGAGTTGACGTATTTGTATGTGTTCAAAACGATACTTCTCAGCCCGAAGAGGAATGGACCGAATGGTTTCGAGAAGAAATGGGAACCCATTTGCGTTCCATTGAATGGTTTAGTATCTCCAAATATCCCGAATGGACAACACAACGCGATACCATTCTTGAACATATGGTTCTTGAAGACGTCTGGAAAAATTATCTTCGTAGCAGCGGATCCATGATTGAATACTTTCAATTACATCTTGCCAATATGAAAATGTGCCAATATGAACAACAACGCGGCTTCCAATTCGAGTATTTGATCCGTGCGCGCACCGATACCATTTATGCCAAACCGGTTGATTTTCATTGGCTTCATTGGACCGACGAAGATGTTGCACGACGCGTGCTCCGCATCAAACAGATTTTGAAAACCTATAAAATGGAATGTAACGAAAAGAGTGTTCTTCGATATTTCATGTCCACCCTTTTATCGGATACCACCCTTCCCAACATTCCCCGTATTTTTGCAAATTGTGTGTTAAATGACGCAGATTGTGTACCACTCAATGTAACGGACATACCCTATGAAACGACATTGAATCAATACATAAAAAATGGCCGATACATTTTGACCATTCGCCAAAATAATTTGTATTTGATTCGTCGCAATCTGTTTTTCTTGATTCCCTCCTTGGGTACAATGTATGGCCTTCCACGTTCTCCTGCTGCTGATGATTATTGGTTTAACGCCGAATGTCAGTTTCGTTCAGCATGTTATTATTCGGGTATCTCGATTTATGATTATAGCACGATGTTTGAAGAGCGTTCGTTAGAATACGCTGGAAAATGGAGAGAGGAGACGTTTTTTGATTTGAGCTACAATCTCATTAATCCGTCCATGTTGTACTGCGTGGTGCGAATGTAATGGCGTATCGTCGCCAAAGGCTTATCATCGCCAAAGGCTTATCGTCGCCAATGGCTTATCGTCGTGGCTTAGCAATTCTAGTTCCATTTCGCAAAATCGTAAACTCCTCTTCCTGCAAATGATCTGCCTGTGCAAATCGCTCCGATAAATTCACACCCGTCCACAACGGTGTAAATCGATTTGAATCGTCCATCTCATCTACTTCCAGTGGCGGAGGAGTATCTACTGAATCTTCCTCTGATTCTTGCGTTACCTGTTCTTGCTGTACCGAAGGTTGCGAGTGCTGTACCAAAGGTTGCAAGTGCTGTACCAAAGGTTGCGAGTGCTGTGCCGAAGGTTTCTCCTCCTTCAACTCATACTTAACCACCTTGTGAAAGTCCTGATGAATGCCTCCTAGATTCATGTCCACGCCATACCACCGATGCTGAATCTCCGTCCAACGCATTCCCGTCACATCGTCAATGTCATTCGAATGATGTTTGAACGAATGTGCATCAATGATGTACAGGTCTTTCATTTGCTCGTCCGATAAGCACAACACCTTCTGCATGGATTCGCGAACCGTATAGTCTCGTAGAAAGTGGAAATCCCCTGCAAAATCCTCGAGAACAATCTCATAGACATTATTATATCGACGAAAGACGTTGAAATAATATTGTCCATACACACGAATAGTTCCCAGAAAATCTAGTTTGGTCATCGTATGACCGTTCACCAGCATTTCACCAATGGATTGGAGCTTTTGTTCACGAGACATGGTTGTACCTTTTTAAACACGCCACAATATTTCAATTTTATTTTGTAACAAACTGCTGAAGATTCTGTACTTCATTTCGAAGTTCACTTACATTCGCCATCACCGTCTCAGGAGAATACATAATGTCTCCATTCATATACGCATTCGGTGGAAATATATTGTTTCCAACTTGATCATGATACAATGAATTGTTATCCATGTCTGCATTAACGACCGTCGTATCGGGACCTGAAGAATTCATAGGTGGATCCACTTGACATAATGCCGCATCCTCCACGGTGTCGTCACATACCGTAGCGTCCGAAGATTGACACGTCTTTGTCGAAAGACACCATATACAGTTAGATTTATTCGCACACGATGTACATGTTTCATAATCGCCACAGATCGAATTTAAAAATGCCTCTTTGTATTGACAAGAACGATAAAATAAGAATAAGAGTAACAATATGATTAATCCATACAAACGCTTCATACCTATTGTAGTTTACGATTATTTCTTAATTGTCATTCGTCGTCTTTTATAGGTATACCGTTTTCCACCCAGTGGGTGAGCCAACTCATACTGGATACGAATATCGTCGATTGCATCTTTCATAATTCGTATTCCATGATCTGCATGAGGCGCCTCTACCATGTGTGCAGCAAACGATTCCTTTCTTGACATTCTTTGAAGCATATGTAATAAATTGTTTATTGTCACATTCGAAGGATTATACTGACAGACATCGTCGTCCGTGCTAAATACATCCAATAGATACGTGAAAAAACTATATACGTTTACTCGTGCATCTTGTATACACGATACATAGATCGATGAAAGTCGATCCAGTGAGTCTGTTGTACGATAGATAGGAACTTTGTAGTAATTCTCTGATAATGTCCGATGTAATTGCGGGTGATGCTGATCGTCGAAAAAAATCACATCTTTCGGTTCGATCGTGTTTGGCACTCCATTTTCGACCAAAATCGATCGAAGAACGTCCCATGTTTTGCTAACGAACGGGTGATTCAGATGATCCCATTCTCTCAACGGGTGATTCCAGTGAATACATACATCAATGATCGGCCGACCGATCGCTACATGAAGAATATCGCGTACTAATTCAATACTCGGCAAATACTGGTTGTTACTATAAATGGATACACCTCCTATGGACGTTTTCATTTTACTAATTCGTCTCATGACACTGATGACACCTGGTCTAAGAATCCCAATTGGCCGGCTAGATATTTCTTCTTTCGCCAATCGTTCTACAAATAACCGATACGCATGTTCTAATTGCTCCTCCAATCCATCTGGAAAATAATTCACTAAATACGAATCTTGATCTTTTAAATATGTTTTTACCGTCAAACTTACTAAAAAAAAGTAGACCATGGAGATATCCGCAATTGTTTGATCCATATCAAACACGACATACCTCATGTCCTCCTGATCCTGAGTTGACAATTAGAGTGGAGTTTTTGGTTGTGCCACTTTTGGCTTACCACGACGAATGATTTGACGCGCATCAACACGTTCGGTTGGCTCAATGTATCGGAGCCCCAGAAAGTGGAAAATTTCCTTTTCGGATTGCATCGGCGGAACGGGCTTTGATGTATGTTGTACCAGTTGTAATACATGTTCATTCAGCGTATACCCTTTCTCCAGCGCATGCTGTCGGAACGCCACATTGAACCGATCGGATCCCGTAAAATAGAGAATCGCATACGCATATTCCTCTTCAGGCGTCATCAGTAGATCCAGGCGTCGCGGCGTCGATGTCTCATCGCGATGGCAAATCGCCATGCACTTGTGCTCTCCAATGGCCAGTACTTCCTGAATGTATCCCGCTTTCTGCATCATCTGCACCCTCTCCGCCAGATGTTTCTTGACTTCCGATGCCGGCATGCCGGTCGGTACGCGAATCAGAACATCAATGTCACCCGATGTGACCGCGCCACGACGAAAACTTCCCACGATTTCTGCGGTGAATGGCTTCCAGTAATGCAAGAGAATGTCTTCATGCTCTACCATTTCCTCTCTCGGAATCCGTTCCAATAACGGCTCATAATACTTCAGTCCCACCATTTGTTTATCATTCAACAGTTTCGGATTCTGCTGAACCGCCTTCCGCAATTCCGCGATGCTTCGCAGTCCCTGTTTGGTCAACTCCGTTGCCTTGGCCGGTCCCACACCATAAATGCCTTGAAAGGCATCAAGGGCTTCGATCGGATACAACTCTTTCGCCCGTTCTGCCGATCGGAGTTGACCCGTAGCCAGAATTTCTTTGACTTTCTTCTCGATTTTCTCACCCATTCCTTTCATGTCTTTCACATCGTCCCATGTTGTCACAGGCGTTGTTAGTTGCTTCAACTGCGTAATCACAGTTTGATACGCACGGGCCTTGAACGGCTGCTTATCAGCAATGTCGCGCTTCTTTAACACGTCGAGTGCTTGGATAATGGTATCTTTGTAATCCATGGTTGTGCCTTATTTTATGACAGTACTGATTTCAATTTTTTTATCGCCATGGAAAATCTGTTACACTATACGTCCAATTCGAGTCAATTGAATCATATGGACCGTGTATCTGACGAATTTTCATTTTACCATTTTCATTCTTCATAAACATTACCGTCGCATAAGCATCTTGATCCACATAAAAATTCATCAGAATCGTATCTCCTGGTTTGGTTTTATGTGCTATTTTTATTGCTCTTTCATACGAGAACGCCTGATGTGATAATGGGTGCGGATGTTTTAGATGCATTTTTGTTTCTTCCATTTTATCTGCCATCTATATTTAGGTTTTAAAATTGAAAGTCGGTTATATCATACGTCCATGGAATGTTGATGCTGCTATATGGCCCCTTCATATGATGAATGACCATCACTCCATCTTCATTTTTCATATACTGAAGTGTTGTATATTGATTACGATCCATAAACCAATTCATTAGAATCGTATCTCCTGGTTTCGTATAGGGAGCAACCTCCATCGTCCGTTGATATGCTACATCGGAATGTGATAGAGAACGACTTATAACGGGTACAGGAGCGGGCGGTGCTTTTAGCGGATTCTTATTTGTGGAATCCAGATTGGAAAGAACCGTAGCAGGCGGGGTAACTGGGCACGATCGTGGAGAGGCGTGTGGAGAGGCATGTGGCGAAGCGTTTGGAAATACAGGCGGAGCAGAAGAGGTACGCAGAAATCCTTGCGATAATTGGACAAGAATCCTCGCTGTCTCCTCCATTTTTTGCTTTTCAGTCTTGGAACGGGTCTGATAAGAACACATGGTTCCTTTTTTTACACGATGAATCGATTTCAATTTTATTTTAGTATGTCTTAAAGCGGTCGTATACCTTCTATTATAGAATGAAATATACCCGTCAACATATGGGTCATAATATATGGAACGGAAATAAATCATTACCAGAAGAGATTCATGTCATGAGCCCTCACTCTCACATGGCCGAATTCGAACTTCTCTCGATTTTGTGCACCCTTCATGGCCATATCACGGCATTTGATTTATTGACGGGTGCCGAACCTGATTCCGAAAAAGATAGAGATATTAGCTCTGTCATGAACGCCTTCCAATCCTATCTATTTCCTAAAATGCCCCTCTCTCATTATAGCGGCACAGATAAGAGACTTCTTCCTTCTACTGAAAAGAGGGGTGGTGCCATTGACGCTTCCAAATCATAAAATTGACTCCAAATTTTATCACATGTACATGTCATCAAATCATGGCAGCCGAATCCAAGACAGAACGCTCGAAACGTATCAAGAATGAAGTGGTGGAGCCCGAGATCTGCATTGTCTGCACCTCTAAATTCACGTCCGTTCTTCGAAAGAAATCCGTCTGTAAATTCTGTCAAGCCAGTGCCTGCTGCAAATGCGTAGAACAATACTTACTGACACGACACGAAGATGCACACTGCCTTCATTGTCGCGTCAATTACAGTGATGCCACCCTCCAAGAGATTTGTACACGAACCTACCTTCAACAAAACTACTTTAAACATCGCCAAGAAGTTCTCATCAATCGCGAACGTTCTCACCTTCCACTCTTACAAGATGCTGCCATGCGTGAAAAACGACTTCGTGAACGTCATTTACAAGAAAGTATTATTCTAAAACAAATTGGCGAGCTACGACGGCAACGAGACCACACAGTATCGGAACACAGCAAGCTCTATGTTCTAACCTATGGCGCACATCGTCTTCAGGGGCCGGTTCATACAGAACGTCTCATCAAACTTGAAGAACTGTCAGATCAGCAAGAAGAAATCAATATATGCATACGTGAAAAGAAGCACCTCTTATATGCCTTTCGGTGGCCGGCAAATCAGGTGGAAGAGGAAGACAAGAAAGAAGATGAAAAGAAGAAGTTTGTTCGACGATGTATCAATGATGGCTGTAAAGGGTTTCTGAGCACGGCATGGAAATGCGGTCTTTGCGAATGGTACAGTTGCTCCAAATGCTTCGCGGTCAAAGGGCAGACACACGATGTGGAACACGAATGCAAAAAAGAAGATTTGGAGACGGCGGATCTCATTCGTAAAGATTGTAAGCCGTGCCCAAAATGCGGCGAATTCATTGAGAAGATCTCTGGCTGCAGTCAAATGTTCTGCATTAGCTGTCAAACTCCATGGGATTGGAACACTGGAAAAATTGTCACGTCTGGCCCTATTCACAATCCTCACTACTACGAATGGATGAAGCGAACAGGTGGCGCCGTTCCACGTAATCCGGCCGATGTACCCTGTGGTGGATTTCCTGGTGGCTGGGAACTCACTCGGTTTCCTCGTGGCTTGAAGCGAGGTGTCGCCAATATCTTCTATGAGTTTCACCGCATCTGCATGGAAATGCAAGATATTTCCACCCGACAATATCGTTCTCACATTGACCAAGATACAACCAATTCCATTAACATCAAGTTCCTTCTCGGAGAACTCGACGAAAAGAACTGGGGTCGTCTCTTGGCCATCAACGAAAAGAAACGAAAACGTGATGCGGAAATTCAGGAAGTACTTGGCGCCTTTCGTATGGTCGCAGTCGAACTCGTGAACCGTGTGCAGAATTATCACGACGGCAAGTTTGATTCCTTTAGCGAGTTACCCATTAATAAAGCAGAGGAATTCTTGACAGAGCTGAACGTACAAATTCAAACGTTAATTGCCATGATTAATGATGCGCTTAAATCTGTTAGCATTGCACATTCCTATAGTGTACCCTATATCAGTATGACATGGAATAACACTGACCAATTTAACTACTATCGTGTTCTTACTAAGAATTTTAAAACCGAAGTCAAAAAGACAAACGAGAAAAAAGCCGAGGAATCGAAGGAGGAAGTAAAGCATGATGACTCAGAGGATCTTCCAACTGAAGAGGAACAACTTCAACATGCCATTCAGGCCAGTATTTTAGAATAATACATTGCATCATTAGAAATGGGATACATATATGCTATTCTTCTATTTTTAGTTCTTATTCTGATCTCTTCAGGCAGGTTTACTGAACCATTTTATGGAGGCAGTCATGGTGGAGGCAGTCATGGTGGAGGCAGTCATGGTGGAGGCAGTCATGGTGGAGGCAGTCATGGTGGAGGAAGTGGAGGCATTCATAGTGGAGGCATTCATGGTGGAGGCAGTCATGGTGGAGGCAGTCATGGTGGTGGATACGGAGGTCACGGTGGTGGATACGGCGGTCACGTGAGAGGCTACAGTGGAGGTAATAGCTGGTGGCCATGGAGTTGGTGGCCCTATGAATGGTGGCCATGGTACACACCCTATTACATTGCATACGTATGAGTTTAAATAAAAAAATATAAAATCCAGAATATAGTAATGGAAGAAGCGAAATCTTCTGAATTACCGGCTCCTACTGCAAAGGTTCTTTATCAAACGATGAATGATAAGATTGAATATGCTGTCGAATATGTTATGAGAAAGTTAATTTTTTGGGAAACCGATAATAAACAAATTGGAAGAGTCATTCGTTTTTTTCATCACTTTTTTGTCTATGTCATGGTATTTATGTATATTTCAATTCATATCTTTTGTCGTTCCTATTTTCTTCTAGTTATTTTTTTCTCTATTTTTTGTATTGTTTTCATTCATCATATGATATGTGGTGGCTGTGTATGGACACGTATTGAACAACGATTGATCGGTGATCAACGAAATTTTATCGATCCCTTATTGGAACTATTTCATGTTCCTACCACGTCAGATGTATCCACTCCATTGTTTATTATGTTTACTACAATGTTTATGGGAATTGTTTCTTTAGAAGTGATTGGTCAAACGATAGAACACATAAAACACTGGTTTTCACATTTTAATTCTCTACTATAAGAAATGACATATGATATCATTATTATAGGAGCAGGTGTAGCCGGTTTACGCGTTGGCATTGAAACTCTTCATAGAAATCCACACCTACGATGTATTATTCTTGAAAAATACAATGTCGTCGGCGGACGTATCAATACCTATCATACGACCATTCCAGGTATTGGCAAACTTCATTGGGAGAATGGCGCAGGTCGTATTTCTCATACG